TATCAGCAAATACACAAGTGGTATATTTCCCAGTCCACTCTGGACATCCAAGATCTGAAAAGGATGTAACACTATTTGAAAAGATTGCTCTTGCAGCAACTGCTCAAAAATACTGGTCGGATAACGGTGTTTCTGTTACCCTTTCATTTGATAAAGAAACAGAATCAAAGCATGTTGCTCCAGCATTAAATATGTATGAGGGGCAATTGAAAGCCGTATCATTCTTGCCAATGGGTAATACTGTTTATCCACAGCAGCCATATACACAAATCACAAAAGAAGAATATGAGTCATATATTGGTAAGATTAAAAAGATTAATTGGTCTGCTATTTATGATGGCGTAGGAAATCTTGATTCTATTGGCGAGGCCTACTGTACTACGGACAGCTGTGAGATAAAAATAGGGTAAAATGGTAAGGCGGGGGTATAAAATTACTATTATATGCTATACTTATGGTTATGAACAATAACGTCAATCCATTTATTAGTCCAAAAACTGGCAAACCTATTGTTAGTAATGTACGCCGTCAAGTTATTGAAAAGAAATATAACTGGGGCCTTTATGTTTATAAAAAGTCTACTGGTAAATGGTTTACAGATGGAGAAGGAAACGTTTTAAATATTCCTGCCGTTCGTGGTGATTTAACAAAGATTGCAGAACTAAAGCAGGCAGCAAAATATTATGGCGACGATGGTGACGGAGAAGCAGTTTTTGTTCCAGGGTTGACTAGAGTATCAGATGAAGAATATAGTGAACAAATGGATAGATTTAAGAATGGTCTCATTCCATCTATGAATGATCTTGGTGCTATTCATGCTGCACAGCAAACATTAAAAACACACGGAAGGAATGCTTACGAAAGTGAGTAGAGAATTTGATTATATTCAAGCTAGTTTAAATACTCAGCCAGAAGAAAGAAATATTTTTAAAGAACAAGACCCATTTAATAAATCATGGGATGATCTAAAATCATTTTCTGGTTTAAGCAATAATTTTAAACGCAGAACAGTTAGAACTGTATCAAAAGTTTATCCAGCAAATCAAGATGATGTTGCATATTTAAATAGCGCTAATGCAGTTCCTTCAGGACAAGATGCAGAATCAAAACAAATTAATCCAGGAACTGTTTATCATAATGGCTATGGAATTTTTGATGCAATTACACCGCCATATAATCTTTATGAATTAGCAAGCTATTATGATACATCTTTTGCTAACCATGCTGCTATTGATGCCAAGGTAGAAAATGTTGTTGGTCTTGGATACCGTTTTGATATAACAGATAGAACAATGTTAAAGTTTGAGAATAGTGATGATCAAGGTGCTGTTGATAGAGCACGTAATCGTATTGAGCGAATGAAGTTAGAATTACGTGATTGGTTAGAAAATCTAAATGATGAAGATAGTTTTCAGAAAACAATGGAAAAGGTTTATACAGATTTGCAGGCTACTGGAAATGCCTATTTAGAAGTTGGTAGAACTGTTAGTGGAGAAATTGGATACTTAGGACATATTCCTGCTACAACAATTCGTGTTAGAAGACTTCGTGATGGCTTTGTTCAAGTAATTGGAAGAAAGGTTGTTTACTTCCGTAACTTTGGTGCAAAAAATCCAAATCCAGTTACTGATGATATAAGACCAAATGAAATTATACATATTAAAGAATATTCTCCATTAAATACCTATTATGGTATTCCAGATATTATTGCTGCTATTCCATCTCTTATTGGAGATCAGCTAGCATCTCAATATAATATTGACTACTTCCAAAATAAGGCTGTACCAAGATATGTTATTACATTGAAAGGTGCAAAGCTATCTGCTGATGCAGAAGATAAAATGTTTAGATTCCTACAAACAGGATTAAAGTCTCAGTCTCACAGAACTCTTTATATACCACTTCCTGGAGATACAGATAATAATAAAGTTGAGTTTAATATGGAGCCAATTGAAAATGGTGTTCAAGAAGCATCATTTGAAAAATATCGTAAACAAAATCGTGATGATATTTTAGTAGCGCATCAGGTTCCAATCTCAAAACTAGGGGGATCTGACTCTGCAGCTATTGCTGCTGCTCTTGCACAAGATCGTACCTTCAAAGAGCAGGTAGCTAGACCAGCACAGGGACATCTAGAAAAAGTTGTTAATAAGATTATTAAAGAAAAAACTGATATTTTAGAGTTAAAGTTTAATGAGCTTACATTAACAGATGAAATAGCAAAATCACAAATTATTGAAAGATACGTAAAAACTCAGGTTATTACTCCAGACGAGGCTCGTGAAATGATAGATATGCCTCCTAGACCAGACGGCGATGGTAATACTCCATTTATTATGTCTCCAAGACAGGCTACAGATGCTAGGGCAAATATGGGTGGTACCAGACAAAGAGATTCAGAAAGAACAAATAATAACTCAGATTCCCCATCAACGATCTCTGGCAGAAATGCACAGGGTGAAGGTAGATCATCTCAATAATTGAGAATCTATTATAAAGGAATGATATAATTATTCTGCCATGAATATAAATAAAGCACATTGGATTACAGATGGCGACAACGTTCGCTTTTCTATGCCTATTGGCAAGGTCGATCAAGAGCGCAGAATCGTTTCTGGTTTTGCCACACTCGACAATGTTGATAAGCAGAACGACATCGTAACTACTGAGGCAAGTTTAGCAGCATTTAAGAAGTTTAGGGGTAATCTTCGTGAAATGCATCAGCCATCAGCAGTAGGTAAAGTTGTTTCGTTTAAAGAAGACAGATATTTTGATCCACAAACAAAAAAGTTTTATAGTGGAGTATATGTTTCTGCATATGTTTCCAAAGGTGCACAAGATACATGGGAAAAAGTTCTTGACGGTACACTAACTGGATTTTCAATTGGTGGAAATATTAAAAAGTTTGATGATGAATTTGATGACAAAATGGATAAGACAATTCGAGTTATAAAAGAATATGACCTTCATGAACTATCTCTTGTAGATAATCCAGCAAATCAGTTTGCAAATGTTATATCTATTGAAAAAGGAGAATTGGGTGGTTTCCTAGCAAAAGCAGTAGTTGATAATGTTTACTGGTGTGGCTCAGACGACATTGTTCGTCTTTCAAAAGAATCTGATGAAAGTTGCCCATCATGCAACGGTACAATGAAAAACATTGGATTTGTTGAAGATCAAAATGATATAGAAACAGTAAAGTTCTTAGTTGATAGTGCAAAAGGCATTAGAACAATTAAGATGACAAAGGAGGAAAATCCTATGACAGAAGAAACAACAGTTGTTGAAGAGACTTTAGAAAAGTCTGACACAGCAGTAGTTGAAAATGTTGAGGTTGCTCCAGAAGCTCCAGCAGAAGCACCAGCTGATGTTGTAGCAGAGGCTCCTGTTGCTGAAGAGGCAGCAGAGCCAGTGGCAGAGACAGTAACTGAAGAAGTTGCTCCAGTTGCTGATGATGCAGCAGAAAAGTCAATTGATGCAGTTGTTGATACAACATCAGAAATTGCAAAGTCTGTTGCAGAAATTAATGAATCTCTAACTAATGCCTTGAGCAATCTTGCAGAAACAGTAAAGGCTATGCAAGCCAATGTTGATGCAATCACAAAGTCCCTTGAAACAGTTACAGGCGAAGTAAAGTCTGTAGCAAATGAGGTAAGCCAAGTAAAGGGTACTTTTAATGAGTTTGGAAAGCGAGTAGATGCTGTCGAACAAGACACTGCTTTCCGCAAGTCTGGCGATCTAGGCGAGATCGTGCAGGAGTTTTCAGAAATGAAGACTCAAAAATCCCTATGGGGCGGGCGTTTCCTCAAAACAGCCGACCTATTCAACTAACATAATTCACTAGGAGGTGAACAATATGTCGGAACAAGAAATCGTAAAGAATTATCCAGGATCATCTGAAGGACACAACCATGACGGCCAGGGCTCATTAGCATCTGGTGGAATTGGTGGTGCAACCGCTACAGGTCCATCTGGTAATCTTTCACCAGCAGCTTCACTCGGTAACATTGCTACCGCTAACTTTGGATCAACAGAGGGTGCTAATGCAGTGAATCCTTCTGGTACACCTGGTGGTATTTTGCTACCAGAGCAGGCTCGCCGCTTCATCGACTACGTGTGGGATGCAACAGTTCTCGCCAAAGATGGTCGTAGAGTTACAATGCGAGCAAACACCATGGAAATCGAAAAGGTTAACGTTGGTGAGCGTGTAATCCGTGCTGCAGCACAAGCTGACAACACATACACAAATGCTGGCGCAACATTCACTAAGGTAGAACTTACAACCAAGAAGATTCGTCTTGATTGGGAAGTTTCTACTGAGTCTCTTGAAGACAATATTGAAGGAGGTGCACTTGAAGACCATCTCGTTCGTCTTATGACAAACGCTTTTGCTAATGATATCGAAGATCTCGCTATTAATGGTGATGGTTCAACAGGTAACTTCCTCTCAATCATGGAAGGTTTCGTACACAAGGTCACAGACGGTTCAGATGCTCACGAAGCAATCGTAACCGTTTCAGATGATGCTTGGACACCAGCGGTAATGCAGGATATTATTCTTGCAATGCCACGTAAGTACCGTGCAATTAAGAGCAATCTTAAGTTCTATGCAGGTACAGATGCATTCCAGGGTATCGTTACAAACAACGGTACACTTGCTGACGCAGTAGCAGAAGCAATTGCTGGAATGACTCCAGGCAGCACACAGGCTAACCGTCAGAACTATCTAGACGGCGTCGGACAGACACTTGGTGGAGCACGTACAACACGTGTTCTTGGTGTTGATGTTATGGAAGTACCTTACTACCCAGCAGACTATGTCGATTTGACATTCCCTGCAAACCGTGTTTGGGGCTTCCAGCGTGATATCACAGTAAACCGTGAATACAAGCCAAAGAAGGATACAGTTGAATACACAGTATTCGTACGCTTTGGTCTACAATGGGAAGAACTTGATGCAGTTGCTTATGCAGATGCAGCATCTGATTCCTAATCACAATTAAATAATAGAATTTGGAGGGTAGCGTAAAAACTACCCTCCTTATTCACATTCTGATATAATAGCAGTGGAGGAAATAATATGTTACTAGAGACAACAGTAGACGAATTAAAAAATAAAACAGTACCACAACTAAAATCTTATGCAAAACAAAATAATATAGATTTATTTGGAGTTAGTACAAAAGCAGAAATATTAGAAGTTATTTTTTCTTTTTTACCTACACCACATCAAGTTCAAAAAGCAAAAAATAAAGATAAGCCAACAGAAAAAATTGCAGTGTATTCTGAAAAAAATCTTCATTGGAATGGGGTAGGAGAGCTTGAAAGAGGTTACAATATTCTAAGCAAGGAGGATTCGGAAAAATGGTTAGCCAATAAGTCTGTGCGAATAGCAACTCCAGACGAGGTAGCCAAGTTTTACCGTAAAAAGAAATAATGGAAGTATTACGTTTACCCCCATATCCAATAGATACAAAGTGGGATGTTCCTGCTCCTAGCACTCAGTATAAGCTTTATATTGAAGACCTTGTTGATCACTCTGTAGAAGAGCTTACAGTTACATCAGATTCAAACTCACAAATTACTTATACTATTCAACAGGCAAAAGCTCAATTTGATAGAAAATTTTTATTTAGAATTTTAAGTATGTCTGGAACTATTATTCTTGATAGTAATCTAGATATTTTACGTCCCTATATTGACTACAGAACATTGGGCACAACAGCATCTGAAATACAAGAATATAAAATTTTAGAAATGGTAGCAAGAGGACTCATTGATTCTGTAGTAACTGACGGTTTTTATAATGAGAAGCATATTGTTGAAACAACAGGCAACGGTGCTGACTATATGCCAATATGGGAAGATTTAAATAAGGTTCTTAAGGTATATCGTGACAACGTATTGATTTACGATGTTGATGCAGAAAATCCAGAAGATAATGAAGCAACATATACTGTTACATTAGATAATTCTGCAATTATTCGTGTTGAAGATGAAAAATTTGATAGATTACAATCAGCACCACTTGATCTTCCAGGAGCAGTTGGAGATCTTGGGTATGTGGGTGGATTAATAACAGCATTTCCTAAACTATGTGACTTTTTGTTTGTATTAGATGTTGGATATAAGGCTGTTCCACCAGACATTGAGTATGCTACTAAATTATTAATTGAAGACTTAAAGTGTGGAAAGCTTGATTATTATAAGAGATATACAACATCTTATAATACTGATCAGTTTAGAGTTCAGTTTGATAAATCAGTTTTAGACGGTACAGGAAATATGATTGTAGATAAAATTTTAAGTAAGTATACTAAAAATATTACCAAGATAGGTATGATTTAATGCTATGCGATTCTACAGATTTTATGTATCCATTAAAAGCAGATATTTTTTATCCTATTGTTGAACAGGGTGCATACGGTAATATTCAAAAGCAGTGGGTTCTAGATAGAACAGTAACATGTAATTTTGAGCCAGCTGGGACAGCAAGTGGAGAAGAAGTTAAACCAAATGTAAAAATAAATATGGATGTTGTTCTTTTGGGTAGAACTAAAAAAGATGTAAGAATTATGTCATCAGAGTCAAAACAATCAGTTACAAATGTAATAATTACAAATATTAGAACACACTCTAATACTCCAGTATATTTAGAAACAGCTGGCCCAAGATCTGGAAAATCAACTATTTTTGAAATAGCATCTAACGAACCAATAGTTGGGCCATTTGGAGATATAGATTATTATAAATTAGTAATTCGTAGATCAGAAAATCAGGCTACAGACCTATGATTACAGTAAAATTGAACCAGTCAAAATTAATAAAAGATTTAAATAATATTGTTGACTATTCTTTTGGTTTTATTAGTGGTGTGCAAAAAGGTAAGACTATGTTTTTAAACAATCTTGGTTCTTCAGTGCAGTCTATATTGGAAGCTTTTATAGATTCTAATGCTAGGTCTAATCCACAAGCATTGCATCACGTATACGAGTGGTATCGTACTGGAAGTCCAGATGCAAGATTATTTGACATTAGATATACAGTAAGCAATGTAGGTCTTTCTTTTTATTCTTCTTTTAGACAGTCTACTACTGTTAAAAATGGATCATCTGTTCCATTTTATAATAAGGCAGAGATTATGGAAAATGGAATACCAGTTACAATAGTTCCTAAAAAATCTTCTGTCTTGGCATTTGAACAAGACGGAGAAACTATTTTTACAAAGGGGCCAGTTAATGTTGATAATCCAGGAGGGCCTGCAGTACAAAACGGTTTTCAAAATACTGTAAATTTATTTTTTAGTAGATATTTTACTCAAGCATTTTTAAGAACTAGCGGTTTATATGATTATCTTAATAATCCTAGAGTATATAAGAAAAATTTACAAAAAGGAAGAGCTTCAGGAAAGTCTGCTGGAATATCTACAGGGTATGCATGGATAGTGAATGCGAAGGTAAATAAATAATGGCAAATGATAGTGCATTAAATACACCAGTCCTCTGGATTAATAAATATTTACAAACTAAGTTAGCAAGTAAACTTGGATATGTAACACCATTTTTTCCACCATCTCCATTTAATATTGAAGATTTAACAGAAAAGTGGATGATTATAAATAATACAAATACACCAATTAGTAATGCTGTTGCAGGAACTTGGGATAGATTAATTAAAATGAATAGAACTAAATTTCCACATATTAAGTGTGAGCAAATTCTTTATTATTTTTATGGTCTTGGAGAAGATTCAAAAATAACAATGATACAAGTTCAAGAAGAGGTTCTTAGATTGATGGATAGACTTGATGAAACAGCAGAAGAAATAAATAACTGGTGCTCTAATAGAAGGGTAAGGCTTGATGATGGTTCAGAGGTAGACTGCATGTTTTATTTCCATGACTTTAAGGTATATCAGCTAGAAGAGACAAGAGATATTATTGATTTTGGTACAGCTCGTACCTATGGAGGCAATAAGATTATTATTGACTTTGACTATCATCAAATGCCAGATCTTACCAACAACTCATGGTCACCAGAGCCAAAACTGTCTGGCAATGATAAAATAACAATATAAAACACTGATATAATTATGGTGAGGAAACCCGCCAAAACTTAATATATTCTATGAAAGTAGAGGTGAAAAAATGGCATATACTCGTGGTACGTCGACCAACATTATCGTTGGTGCTGCTGCACTTTTTGTAGCAGATACAACCCTAACTCCAAGCACATTGGAGTCGTTTGTAACCGCTGAATCATTCAAGGAAACCTTGGCAGATGAGGCAGATTATACAAACGTAGGTTATACCATGAATGGTCTAGAACTTCAGTTCCAGCCTGACTTTGGTGAAGTACAGGTTGACCAAGTTCTTGACGTTGCTAAGTTGTATAAGCAAGGTATGCAGGTAAATCTTGCAACTGCTTTTGCTGAAGCTACACTTGAGAACCTTCTCTTGGCTTTAGCATACAATGACAATCAACTTTCAGGAAGCAAAGCTTCATCATCAGGAAGAACTCTAAATCTTTCTGCAGGTGAAATCGGAGAATGTCCAGTAGAACGAGGAATCGTTGCTGTTGGACCTGGAACTGGTGATTGCGAAGATTCCGCATACGTAGAACGTGTTTATACAGCATACCGTGCTCTTTCAATTGAAAACGTAACTGTATCCGCAAAGCGTGACGAACCTTCAATGTTCGAAGTTTCATTCCGTCTTCTTCCTGAAGACACAACTGGATCATATGGTAAGATCGTAGATCGTACCTGGACACCAGCTAGCTAGTTTTAAATAATTAGACATAAGGGCCCATCTCGAAAGAGGTGGGCTTTTTGTGTGCTAGAATAGTTGGGGGACAACATGGCAACTAAAATATATTCAACTAAACATATTTATTTATTTGACGGTACAGAGGTAGAAATATCTCCATTAAAAATAAAATACTTACGTCAATTTATGGATACATTTGCATTAATTAGTAAATCAAAAAATGATGATGAATCATTAATGATTTTAGCAGAATGCGTAAGAATAGCCATGAAACAGCACTATCCAGAAATATCAAAATCTATAGCAGATATTGAAGATAATATAGATATGCCAACAGTATATTCAGTTCTAGAAATATCTGCGGGAATAAAAATAAACCAAGAGTCAGAAGAGTCCGTATCAGATCAGGCACAAAAAAATGAATCAAAAAACTCATGGGATGAGATAGACTTGGTTAAACTAGAATCAGAAATTTTTACTTTGGGGATATGGAAAAATTATGATGATTTAGAAAAGTCAATATCTATGCCAGAATTAATGGCAATATTGTCAAGTAAAAGAGAATTAGATTATGAAGAAAAGAAGTTTTTGGCAGCAATACAAGGAGTAGACCTAGACAGCAACTCTGACCGTGGCCAAAAAGAATGGGAAGACCTTAAGGCCAGGGTATTTAGTGGAGGTAAGGCAAAAGACTCAAATGATATATTATCTTTACAAGGACAAAATGCTCAAAGATATGGCTTTGGTATTGGCATGGGATTAGACTATGAGGATTTAACATAGTCTTTATGATATAATTTATATAACCTATATTGGAGGGAAAATAATGGCAACAACAATTCATGAGGAAAAAAGCCTTGTTCTTATTGATGGAACAGAAATTAAGGTTCGTCCTCTAAAGATCTCTCTTCTTCGTCCATTTTTGAAGAAGTTTGAGGGAGTTGCGGCAGTGGCGGAAGATAATGAGAAGTCAATGACACTTCTTGTTGAATGTGCTCAAATTGCAATGAAGCAATATAAGCCAGAAATTGCAGATGATATTGCAAAGTTGGAAGAACTATTAGATCTACCAACAGTTTACAAAATTGTCGAAGCAGCTTCTGGAGCAACATTAAATGCTATGCCTGATGTTCTTGGTACAGCAGAGTAATACAATTTAAAATGAGGTGAAGTAATTGGCTGATGTAAATGCCGAAATTGGCGTAAATATAGATACGTCTGGTGCATTAGCACAGCTTAAAGCATTACAAAGAGAGATCGCAAGATTTCATGCCTCAGTAGCAAAAAGCAGTGACGCAGCTGCATTAGCACAACGTGATCTGCAGAAGAACTTCATAAATGGTGTAAACGCTATTCAGGGGTTCTCTGCAGAATTACGAACAGTAAAAACAACAGCAGAAAACTTTACAGATTCATTAGAACGTAATAAGTTTTCAATGCGGGAGTACTTCCGTTATGCTGGTGCGTCTACAAAATCATTTGGAAGATTCTTCCGTTCTGAATTTGATACTATAAATAAAGTAGCTGTAGAAAATGTAAAGAGATTACAGACACAATATATAAAGATGGGCCGTGATGCAAACGGTGCCATGAGAGCTATTGCAGTTATGCCAACAAAGCTTGATATGACTAATCTTAGCACTCAAACTCAATTAGCAGCACAAAAACAAGCAATTTTTAATCAGCTTGTAAAACAAGGATCTACAAATCTATTAAACTTTGGTAAAAATACTCAGTGGGCTGGTCGTCAGCTCATGGTTGGTTTTACTATTCCATTAATGGGGCTTGGTTCAGTAGCAACAAAAACATTCATGGATATGGAAACTGCTGCAATCAAATTTAGAAAGGTATATGGAGATTTATTTACTCCAGCAGAAGAAACACAATTTGCTTTAGAGTCAATTCAGGCTCTTGGAAAAGAATTTACTAAATATGGAATAGCAGTTGCAGATACTGTAAGTTTGGCAGCAGAAGCAGCAGCAGCAGGCTTTAGTGGATCAGATCTTCAAGCACAAGTTACACAAGCAACAAGACTTCAAGTTCTTGGACAAATTGATCAACAGAAAGCTCTTGAAACTACAATATCTTTGCAAAACGCATTTAAAATTTCTTCAAATGAACTCACAGATGCAATTAACTTTTTAAACGCAGTTGAAAACCAAACTGTTGTTTCCCTGGACGATATTACAACTGCAATTCCAAAAGCAGCACCGATTGTTAAAGAACTTGGTGGAGATGTTAAAGATTTAGCATTCTTTATGGCTGCCATGAAAGAAGGCGGTATTAATGCATCAGAGGGTGCAAACGCACTTAAGTCTGGTCTTGCATCTCTTATTAACCCAACAGATAAAGCAAAAGGAATGCTTTCTGATATGGGTATTAATATTGATCAAATAGTTGAAAAAAATGTTGGAAACCTTAAAGCAACAGTTATAGAGTTTG